TAGTAAGATCAGCTGTAGTCTTTACAACTTTAATTCCTCCATCAGCAGCAGATGCACCAGCCCCAAACTGAGGACCGAACCATCTGCTTTCAACGACAGTATTAGGGTTAACTGCAGCCAGTTGAGTCACATTGAACACTTCCATATAGTCCGCAGAGCTTGGAAGTGGAATGTTAACGGCAGCACCTGTGGAGGTGAACGAACCGCCTGTGATAATAGTGAAAGGCATATATCCTCCTTAAGATGGTTGGAAGGTTGTTACGTTCAGTCCAGAAATCCAGTTCTGGTTAGTGATAGCACGCGCGATCGCGAACTTCGCATACAGTTGGGAGTTCTGAGCTACAGAGGAAACCACCCATGGAGGACGATACCCGAGCACGGCGGTATAATTGTTCTGTTCGATCTTGGCAGCTGCCTCTAGACCGTACATAGGAATCGTATAGACAGTGTTGCCTCTCAATGAAATGCCCGGTGTCTTCGCTCCCTTGGATGAGACAAAGAAGCGGAATCTTGAGATTGAGCAATATTCTTCTGGGCGAATACCTTCTTGAGTAGGATATGCTGATTTAAGCAATACGCCTTGGACTTTCTGCAAGTCTGCACTCAAATTTGTATTTGCAAGTGCAATAAACGCATCACGTACCCCAGCTGTGCCGAAGCGTAGGGTCGCTTCTAGGTCTGTAAGCATTGTGCGGGCATCATTTCCGAGAAGGATGTTTTCAATGTTGTTAACATCATTCAAGGAGATGTTACTAGGCTGATCTCCGTTCAAACCGCCTGTAGCATTGATATAGGAAACGCTGGAAGCAAAAAGATCTCTCATTAGGAGGTCTTCTTTCTCACGAAGCCATTGTCCTAGTAGTGCTGTGAACTTTGTCAACGTCTTGGAGTTCTCATATAGAACGACTTGCTCGTTCGTGACGATACTCTTAGCGTATATTTCCATGGTCGCGTCAATATCTGTACGAACAGGAACCTCGGAAGCTGGATCAATACCGCTACCATCGAGTTGACCCCCATCAGTCGATAGGCGCTCAAAGCGTGACATACGCGTGGTTTTGCCCACGTAGCTTTCTGCATGATGGAGATCCACACCGAAGGAGTGGATCAAGTTAAACATTGGAGTTGATAGCAAATCCTCGGATGCCTGTAAGGGCAACTCGGGCGCCATATTCTGGATATTGGTGATTCCAGTTTGCATAGGTTCCTCGCGGTGTAAGTTATGTTATGCGGTTGACGACACCACTAAAACAGTCTTACGCCGGCGAAGCGTACTATGCGGCCTGAGATTATTGAGCCTTGCGAAAGGCTATTATCCTGCTAGGCTCAATGTATCAAATGAAATATTTATTTTCAATATACTTATTCGTTATCTTCTTCATCCTTATCATTTGTGGTATTCATCTGATCTGCCCATAGGAATATTAAGTTATAAGTTTCTCCTAATTGAAATGCAGCATTTATATATTGTCCTTCTTCTAAACGCATCCGTACATTTTTGATTGATTGTTGTATATATTCAAAGCAATCAAGTGTCTTTTCTAAATCGCATCCACTTCCTATATCATGTGGATTCATTACTCTTCCTGTCATTAGTCTACTCCCTTTCTAACTTTCTGCATTCTTGCCCAGTTCTCTGCTCTACGTTGCTCTATATCTCCAAGTGTCTCTCTTCCTCTATCTCCAGTTGGAGAAGGCGCAGGACTAGACATAGATCGCGGTTTATTGCTGTTCAAATCGGCTCGTAGCGCTTCTTTCTTAGCCGTGCTATGATTGGGAATGAACTTCTTCACAGCGAAGTAAATGTCATGCCACTTTTCGAATCCATCATTCAGTCTTTGCAATGGGCGTGACACTTCGGGATAATGGTAATCTAAATAATCGAGGTTCTCTTGGGAACAGACTTGTCTGAAGTCGGGAAATTCTTTCTGTATTTTATTGGGATATTCCCTTATTTCGCGTTCTGCTTGCTCTTGTGCGTACTTCTTTTCCCTTTGCGCAAGGATAGCTTCCACCTTCTTCTCAATACGCTGCTCTTCAGTTTCCTCGGTCTGCTCATTCATTCCGTAGTACTGCTGATATGCTTGGGGGGTCGGTGCAGATTTTGAAAAAGCTGCCTCCATCGCTGCTTTAAGAGCTGTAGCCTCAGCCTCTTTTTCAAGAGCTCGTCGCTCGGCTGCCTCTTTGTCAGCACGGTCTTTTTTTCTGGCTTCTCTAAACGCGCGCCAGTTCGGATCTTCACTTGTCTCTGTTCCACTTTCTACATTTTTTTGTTGTTGATTATTTGATTCAATTGGGGGGTTAGATACACTGACCTCAGCCGGTACTTTAGTAATAGTTTCGGCTTGAGTAACTTCTGGATTCAAAATTGTCATAATGAGGGCTCCTTGTGGATGATAGCATCAATGTAGAACAAAACGAACAGGATATCAACAGAAAGTTTGAAAATGAAATGATCTTGCAGAAATTGCGTGAGGAGCTATCTAAAAGCTTTTCTGAATATCGCAATACAATGAAATACATGGCCGCAGATGTACCAATTGAAGTACTTTGTTTACAACCAGCAGTGGAAAAAATTCTTTTAAACAATGGCTGTTTGCGTATCTATGATGTTTTTAATTTGGATCTTGCTAAAATCGAAGGGATCGGTCCTACTAGACTCCGGCACCTTACAACCTGCCTTGATCAATTCTTCTCTATGATGTAGGAAATACTCGTGTTCGGATGGCATGTCGATCCCACTTTCATAACGGATGTACTCCCAAAACTTACCCTCAAAGAAGGCGCACGCCCATGCTTGCATTGTTTTATACTGCTTATGAACTACAAGAAGTGATGCAAGCTCGGCCATCACCATATCTGAAGGTAGCACCCATAGTCTTTTTGTTATCTTGCCTAGACATTTGTTGTATAAGAACACTGCTTGATTTGGTCTTGGGCTAGGTAGATAGGGCCAGCAATAGAACTTACGGCGCACCAGATTAGAGATAAGCGGGTCCTTGGCTACGATCATCACGACGCAAAACTCGTTCTCGTCGATTATGTCGTGATAGTTCTTTACAGCCTCATATAGGTGCGTGCTGATATCATCAGACATCGCATGACCCACTTCCAGCGCATTATAGCGCGTCGTGTCTGAAAATGCCTTCTTGGATAGCTCACCCGCTGTCTTTCTCTGCTTTGCCATCTCTTACCTTTATCCATTCATCAAACATAAAAGAATATAGTTCGTGCTGTTTTTCAAGATGCCTTGACATACTATTTTTCATGTACTGTATGCTATCACCGAACCTATCGAGTTCCTTATCCACGTGCGCGCTTATCTCATCCATGATGATATCGGCATTAATACGCATCAGCCTGGATGTGTGCGTGGGATCATATGGAGCAGGCTTCTCATTCAATGGTCGCACTCGTTTGTCTTTACGTGTGGAGTCGGTCTCTCTCTTCCAGGTCTAGGAAGAAATGCTCCCCATCCGGTGCTATCACCTTTAGGTGTTAGATCGCGATTGACTTCCCATTGTTCATTAGGAACTGCTCGCCCATCACCATGTTTTATAACGTCCGCTGTGCGGTTCTTCTCGTAATCCGGTGCATGTTTTATCTTTGGCATGTTATTTTTTCTCCCATAAAATTAAGGCTATCATTCTTGAATGAGATAAAGATTCATCTATCGAAAACTTTATATCAATGATATTTCCGTTTTCTTTAGGAAATGATTCAATCTCACTTATTTTCTTATTGAGTTTATCTTCAAATTCTTCGGGATAACAGCTGACTACAGAAACTCGCATGTATTCCTCTTGTTAAATTGGCTAGCGCACATAGCCTGCACACGCTAGCCGCCATGAGATCGCATTTTAAGCGACGGCCATGATGGTTAGTGTTTAGCCTTATGGCTCTTCAGATATCCAGAGAGTGCATCCACGCTCTTCTTGTATTCTTCAGCCTGACCAAATTCAGATGTATATTTAGTTCCACCTGTATTTACATCAGCTTCTTTCTTTTCCCAATGTCCCTCATTGAATTGAGGCATAGCTGCCATCTTGTCATGAGGATGTGAACCATGTTTTTTGTGTTCCTTCATAGATACTCCTATACGGCCGAAGCGGCCATTGTTTGTTCTTGATTAGCCATCTTTACGGCCTGCGCATATTCAAACGCATTCTTAAATTGTGTGAACTGCATGTCCTCAAGCTCGACTATCATCTTAACCAAGTCAAGATCAGCTTGCGTATTCTTATGCTCTGCACTCGCATGTAGATCTTCCATTTTAGCCATTCTTTCGTTAGCGCTAGCCATAAGATCTTGCTCGCGAGCCATATCAGTTTTGGCTTTGGCAAACATTCCCATAATCTTTGCATTGTCCATCTTCTCTTGTTGGGCGGATTCTGCTTCTTGTTGCTGTTGCTGCTGTTGAGATTGTTCTTCCATATCTTTTCTAAGTTGCTGTTTGTTCGTAATAAATGCAGCTCGAATAATCGATTTGAGGGGAACATCGAGGCCAATTTCTTTGAAGTGAAGTAACTGCTGAAGTTCCATCTGTCGTTGTGTTGTAGAATAGTTACCTTCTTCGACAGCAACTGCATTTTTCTGACTATGGCTAGACCAGAATCGTTGGTCTGCGTCGTGTCCAAGTATGTTTCTAACTTTACCTTTACTAAAGTTCTGACGAATCGCAGCGAGCCTAATTTTCCCGTATAGTCTCTGTGAATAGTCGAGTTTATCAAATATAGTCTGAAGTGTCGTAAGACCCGCGCCCTGTCGAAGCATTGAAAGTATTCCAGACTTGTCGTCGGTGGCCGATCCCAAAAGTTCTTCATTCACTCCCGATATTTTCGTTATGTCTTCGGCTAGGCTAGCGGATAGTTCGAGTAATGATTGCGGTATTGCTACGGGTTCGATACGTTGAATTTCACCCACAGAGCGACCAGACTTAAGAGGGATTAGGAACCCATCACCACCGCTTGTCTGTCTAAACGCTTTAGGATCTGTCACTACATCTACAGGGTAAATCCATCCAGCATTTAACGAACTCTGAAGCAATTGTAACTCAATCACCTTACGCATGTTATATAAAAATTGACTATCTCTAAGATTTCTTATGACACCTTGTTTACGCCATGTATAGGCCTGAATATCATTCTCTATGTAGCACTGAGTGGGAACAAAAGGATATTCGTCTATTCCAAGGAGATTTTTACCATGATAGACCATCTTTCCAGATAAGCAGATAACCAGCTTCACCGTCGGCACTTCAATTTTCTTAACTTGAAGCCAAGGCTGTTGTGCAAGCACTTGCTCCATCAC